TAGCGGCAAGGCTAAACTGTGTGTCATAGATGTTGACCCTGAACTGGTCGCCAACATCGTTTTGAAAGTCGCCGTAGAATCGAACTGCCATTAGAATCCTCTTACTCGGTTGCGGTCAAGTAGGCTGCGCTCATTGCTCAGCAGAATGTCGTTGCCCCTGATCATGCCGGTCACAGTCACGTTGCCGCCGCCCATCATTTGCTGCAGCTTGTCCAATGGTGCCACCACCTCAGGGTTAATGGCTGAGGTACCTGGTCCCTCGCCGACCATGGCCAATGACGCGCCCGTAAACAGGCCACCGTTGGCCATCTGCGGTATGCCAAAACCACCCATCATAAACTCCTTGAAACTACCAAACCCAGCTTTTGCCATCGCCGCTGGACTCATAATGACAGACATAGCAGCAAAAGCAGCAGCCAAGGCAATGGCTTTTTTCAGTAGATCAACTAGCATTTGTTTCAAGTACATGTGAAAGCCTTGGCTTTTGTCCCTGATGTTGTCAAAGGCCGCACCGACCATGCCCGAAGCAATATTGAAGGCGCTGCCCATGTGCTGTGCAGCATTGTTGATGTCGGCGATTAGCTTGGTGCCGTGTTTGATTCTATCTGTGCTGTCCTCGTCTAGCAATTGCTCCTCCTCCATAGCCACCTCCTGAAGAGTGCCGGTAAATGCGCCATAGGCTTCTCGAAGTCCTTCTTGTGCTGCTTTCTCGTCCTCGACTGTGCCTACATAAGTCCTGGTTGCCTCTGCTAGTCGCTCCTTTTCCTCTCGCAATTCTGCAGCTTTTTCTAGCTGTCGTTTAAATGCTTCCTTGCTCAGTTCATTTGCTTCGGCGCTGTCTTTTGTGGCAACCGTTTCTTCTTTTACCACATGCACCAAGCTGTCGTATTCGCTTCGCAAGGTGCCAAGCCCTAACCTGAACCGCGCCGTGGCTTCAGCGTTGATGTCGGTGATTTTGCCTTGCCGATACATCTGCTGCGCCGTCTTCAGCGACTCACTGCGCAGGGCGCTCAGACGCTTCTTGAGTTCACCGTTGGCGTTGGTCAGGTCGATAACGTCGTCTGTATCCAACCGGTCGAATACACCGTCAATAACTGCCACGCTGCGCGCGGCTTCCTCGCTGCCTTCCTCGATGTTGCCGTACAACTCTTGGACGGTCTTGTCCAAACCTTCCAGGCGTTTGCGTGAACGGCGTTCGGCGCCCTTAAGAATAACAAAGGCCCCAGCCAACGTTACGCCGATGGCTGCAGCAAGCAAGCTGACAGGTCCAAGGGCTGCGGTCATGCTGATGCCCATGGTACCCGCGATGCTGGTGAACGATGTCATGAGCGCACTAGTAGCCAGCAGCGCAGGACCCAGTGCAGCCGCTCCTATGCCAATCACAAGAATCAACTTCTTGCTGCCGTCGCTGAGGTTACTGAACGCACCAACGATATCCTGCACGCGCGGGATGAGCGGCCTGATCATGTCGTTGATGAGCTTGCCAAACTCTTCGCTAAGGTCGCCAATGGTGTTGGCCAACTGCTTAAACGGTCCTGTCCCAGCCTCAGCTGCAGCCTCGGCACTGCCGCCGTACTGCTTCTCTAGCTCGTCAAGAATAACGGTCTGCGCCTCTGCGAGCTGATTGGTCTCGGCGAGCGACTTAATTACCTCCTTTTGCTCTGCGCTGAACTGAATGCCAGAGCGAGACAGCGCAGACAGGTTGGCAATCGGGTCGTTAAGCGCCTTACCTAATTGAATGCTGGCGCTCTTTAAGTCACCGTCTAAGCGTGTAGCCAAGTCCAGCGCAGCCTTCTGCGTGCGCCCAAACTGGTCGCCGGCAATGTTGGTAAACGTCAGCAGCTGCGCCGTGGCGTCCTTGAGAATAACCTCGTCACCGAACAGGGTCTTTGTCTGCAGGTCGCTGGCCATCTTTTGCAGCTCCTGCGACGTAAAGCCCACCTGTGCGCCGGTAGATTTTAGGCCGGCCTCAACCTGCGCAATAGCTTTTGCCTGTGTGTCGAAGGCTTTGACCGACTGCACGGCCATGATGCCGAGCGGTGCCGTCACACCCACACTCAGGTTGCGGCCCATGTTCTGCGCCATGGCCTGGATTTGGCCGAAGTTGCGCCTAAAGTTGGCCTTTGTGCTGCGCAGATCGCTGTTCAGCTTGGTAAGGCCCTTCTTACTCAGGCCGATTGTGACCTTTAGGTCTTTAAGTTTTGCCATTATTCAGGCTCTTTAGTGTGTTCTGCAGCAGTTTCTTGCTGCCTTTGTCCTTGCGCTTCTTCTCCCATGGAAAGATACACAGGTCGGTAGGCTTAATCTTCTGCCCCTTCTTAGAGTGCGGTGCCAATGCCAGCGCCGCCGCCCACCTAGTGCGCTCCCATTCTGCGCGCTCCTGCATCTCCAGTTGCTTGTTCATGCCCTGCGCCGCGGCACAGAACTCCTCGAACGTCATGTCGTAAAACACAGAAGGGCTGAAGCGCAATTGCCCCAGCCCTATCTGCATGCAGTCCTCGAAGGTCAGTGCTTCGCCTTCACTTTTTTTTTCCCTCGCCGCCGCCGAACAATTCGTTCATGGCTTCGGTGAGCGTCTCCAAGTCCCGCACTTCGATTAGTCCAAGGAAGTCGTCCAGCTCGTACTTGAATGGCACGTCGGCGTGCTTTGCGCCGCTCTGTGCCATGAAGTAAACCAACGTGCCAACCTCCACAACGTCGTCGTTCAACTTGCCGATGTCGATGCCGGCTTCGCGTTTGGCGTTAGCCAGGGCACGCATGTCACAACGCAAGGTGAACTCCTTGCCGCTTAGGGTGAGCTTCATTAAGCCGTGACCTCAGTGATTGCGCCGGTAACCTCGAACGTAGCGCTGTAGGTCACGTTGTCCTCTGTGCCTGCGCTGATCTCAAGAGAAGTGCAAAACGCGTCGCACTCGTAGTGGTAGTCGTCACTGGCTGCGTCGAGACCAAAAATAATGTGCGTGGTGCTGCGCCCGTTCAGCACAGCAAACAGGTCGGCACCTGCGCCGCCTGCACCGTCGTCGTCGACAAGACCGCTGACCGAGATGCTCGCAGAGCGCACGCCCTCCAAAAGCTCACGGTGCCCGCTGCTGTCCTTCGTGGTGATATCACGCGTTTCCATGTTGATAGAAATGCTGCCTTCTGTCTGGTCGGGGATTGCGACCTCTGAGCCGTCAGCTCCAATCTTTAGGAGGTAGACGGTGCCGTTGATGATTGCCATCTCTGCGCTTATTTATTGTTTCTTTCCAGTCGTGCCAGCCAAAATGGCCAAGACGATTCTCTTTGCGATGTCCAGGGCCTTGTCGTCCTTGTCGGTTTCGGTAAGCGCCGTGTAAGTGCTCAAGAAAGCAATGAGGGCGAGCAACAGCTCTGCCCAGTTGTTAGTGATCAAGTCCATGCCCTCAAGTTAAGCCATGCGTTCAATATCTATCACCGCCTGTGTAAGAAACACGTTTCCCGCTACAGTGCTGCTGTCATATGCGACAGCCTGGATATTTGCTAGCGCTGGGATATTTAGCAAGCGACTTACGCTGCAGCTGTTTTCGTTTTGCCCATTACTTGCTCGTATGTATCCAAAACCTTGCCCTTCTACAGCTCTGCCGTCTACTTCAATTTCTACAATCGGCGTGATACGCGCGGCTGTGCTTGTGAAAGTGGCGTTCACTGTTACTCTGTAGTAACCTGTTACCTCAACACGAAAAGCGTCAGTGCTGCTCGGCTGGACGCTTGTCGACACATCAAACACCCTAGTTCCAAAGTCGATGGCGCGCGGTGCGGTGTTTGTGTAGTTTACAGCACTTGAACCGCCATTGAGATATGCCGCTGGTGTTATATAACTCAAGCCTTCCCAAGTGCCGCCGCCACTATTTGTAATGGTAGCTGTATTGCCGTCCAGTGTTACTGTGCCATTGCTGAAAACAAGTTTGTTGACTGCACCGGTTGGCGTGCCGTCGACTTCTTCAACGGTCAACGTGTTACCTGGGAACTGCGCTACGCTGACAGCTGTGCCAGTACGCTGCACCCTGACGTCGTAGGTGTGCTCCAGCACATAAATACGTTGGTCAGGGTCGAACTGGATGTCGCTTGTGTCAAAGTCGATAGACTGGACCTCGACGCCTGCAATGGTCCCGCTTTGGCGATCAAGGGCAGAACGCACCGCGATACCCAAGTCCATGGCCTGCTCGTAATCGTCGCTCAGGCAGTACAACTCCACGCGCGCTGTGTCCAGCTTTGACGTCGCGTTTTTAGTAGGGCTGGGCGTAGTGTCCACCACCGTGTACACGATGAACGGCGCGTCGGCATCTTGCTGTGCCAGCTCGGGGTAAATGCGGTCGGCACAGATGTCGCCGACGTCGGTGCTGTCCTTCAACAGCTTGTAAATCGCTTTGCCTGTTTCCATTATGCTCTGTTCATGTATTGATCGAACGCTAGGCGATAGCGCCT